TTACCATTTGTAATAAATGGTGGTTCATGTGCTAACACTGTTTTAAAGAATGAGTATGGTTATGAGATATTTGAAGAAATTATAGATTATTCTTTTGAAAATGATATAAATGTTCAACAGGATTCTTATTGGTCTTCTATAAAAAATATAACTAAATTAGTAGATGAATCAGATAGAATAAACAAAGAAGGTCCAGGATTGTTTGATAATAAGATAGTTCAAGAAAAAGTTAGATACAATCAGGATCTATTTTATAAAAGAACAACAACGGATAGATTGTTAAGTAAAATGAGAGAATGGTATCAATGAAAATAGCTTTTATAGGGTGTGGTAAATTAGGTCAACCAGCTTCTGAATATTTTGAAACATATAATTATGAAGTCAACAGAGCTGATGTTGGAGATAGTATAGAAGATGCTGTACAAGATTGTGAATATGTCTTTGTAGCTGTTCCAACTCCTCACGACCCTAGATATGATGGAAAGTATGTGTGTTCTGATTTACCACCAAAAGATTTTGATTATAGTATTGTAAAGGAAGTAGTACAAGAAGCAAATAAACACATGACAGAATATCAATGTCTAGTGTTAATATCAACTGTACTACCAGGTACTATTACTGAACAAATAGCACCGTTAGTAACCAATACAAACTTTCTTTATAATCCTTATCTTATTGCAATGGGTACTGTTAAACAAGATATGTTTGATGCTGAAATGATAATGATAGGTGGAGATAACACTTGGGCAAAAAAACTAAGTAAAATATATAAACGAATATCTAAAACAGACAGACATATTCTTGGAACATATGAAGAAATAGAATCATTAAAAATATTCTATAATACATTTATTACAACTAAGATTACGTTATGTAATATGATTCAAGATGTATCTCATAAGTTAGGTAATATGAATGTAGATGTTGTCACTAAAGCATTAGCCGAATCAACAATGAGAATAATGTCTCCTAAGTACATGAAAGCTGGAATGGGAGATGGTGGATCTTGTCATCCTAGAGATAACATAGCGTTAAAACATTTAGCAGAAAAGTTAGAATTAGGATATGATTTGTTTGGAGGCTTAATCAAAGCTAGAGAAGAACAAGCTAGAAACATGGCTCAATATTTACACGAATTATCTGAATACTATAAATTACCAATAGTGATAGTTGGAAAAGGTTTTAAACCAGGATTAGAGTATGAAGATGGTTCACCATCTATATTAGTAGGTCAATTTATTGAAAATGTAAAGTATGATGACTTTACTACTCCTGCAATTTTTTTACTAGCCCACTCAGCTAAAACAACGTTTGGAATAAATAATGATGAATATATTTTTCCAGAAGGATCTGTAATAGTTGATCCCTGGCGTGAAAGAGAAAACGCTATTTGGTACGGATCAGATGACAAACTATTACTACGCAGGAACGAGCTATGACTTCTTTACTCTGGAAAGTATTATCGCTTTGTTCTATCCTTGGGACTTTAATAATACTGTATGGGTTATTCTTATAATAGTTTATTATTGGGTAAAGTTTAATGAAAAATATATCTACAAAGGTCCAAATTATTTAGATTTAGACCGTTGACTTTTTAAAATAAAATATTATATATACTAATGGATGCCGCATAGTGTGGGTCCGATAATACAACCTTGCTTATAAAGGAGGCAACAATGACTGGTAATTTCCATTTTCCACGAAACGCATTTCTAGGTTTCGATCACATCTTTGATGAACTCGAACGAGTAACAAATCACGCAACAGATTCTTATCCACCTCATAATGTAGTCAAACAAGACGACATGAAGTATGAGATTGAATTGGCTATTGCTGGATTCTCGAAAGATGATATTGATATTGAACTCAAAGATCACGTGTTATCTATTAAAGGTGAGCGTGAGCAAAGACGAGATCAAGACAAATATGTTCACAAAGGTATTAGTGCTCGTAAATTCAATAAATCGTTTAGGTTATCGGAATACGCAGAAGTCAGTGGTGCAGATATGAAGGATGGGATACTTACTGTCTCTATTGAAGTAGTCCTACCAGAAAAGATGCGACCCCAGAAAATCAATATTGGAAAACCTGGGAGAAAAACCAATGACAACTCTACTAAAGAACTTCTTACAGAAACTACGTAAAAGTCAATCCTATAGAAACACTTATAATCAACTTGCAGTACTAACCGATAGAGAATTAGCAGATATCGGTATTACTCGAGGCGATATTAAGAATGTTGCTAGAGGTGATCAATCCTTTAGATTGGTTAGTGAATATAACCAAAATCTAAAAGGATGGGTATAAATGACATCAATAACGTCTTATGTATTCTCGCCCTTGTTGGGGTTGTGGTCTTCACTAGAACGGACTTCAATGGTGATAGGATACTCACGGGCAGCGGCAGAACTGACGCGCCTAGGATATCACGAGGAATCTAAAGAAATTATGATGGAACTGAAGAAGTTACAATAAAAATGTGAGGGGGCTGTTGTCCCCTCACCAATTTTATAGTATAATATAGACTTAATGTAAGTTCGGAGGGAACATGAACTTTTACACAAGCGTCAATAGATATGGCAATAACATTCTCTATCGTGGGTTTGAGAATGGCCAACGTATCGATAAAAAGATACCTTACATGCCCACACTCTTCACAAATTCAGATAAAGAAACTGGTTGGAATAATCTTCAGAACCAACCTGTTGTACCTAAGACATTTGATACTATGCGTGAAGCTAGTGACTTTGTCAAACGATTTGAGAATGTTGATAACTATCCTGTGTATGGTACAACTAATTATGTTACACAATACATATGTGATAAATATCCCAATGATATAAAATTTGATAGATCTAAGATCAATGTAACTACAATTGATATTGAAGTTGCATCTGATGATGGTTTCCCATTTGCTGAGCAAGCTGCTCATCCTGTAGTTTCTATCACTATGAAAAATAATATAGATAACATATACAGAGTATGGGGGTTATACGACTATGAACCAGAAAAATGTGTCATCAAAGACGTCCAAGTTGAATACGTCAAGTGCAAGGATGAGATCGAGCTGTTATTGGATTGGCTACGAGCTTGGCAGAACCCTAAGTACTCACCGGATGTGGTTACTGGTTGGAATACTCGCTTATTTGATTTTCCTTACCTCATAAATCGTGTTAAGAATATTATAGGTGGAGATACTTATCGTAAGTTCTCTCCATGGGGTGTTGTAGACGCTCGTGAGATTATGATTGCTGGACGTCCTAACATTGCTTATGAGATGTCTGGTATTCAACAATTAGACTACTATGATCTATTCCGTAAGTTTGGATATGCATATGGTCAACAAGAATCATATAAACTAGATAATATTGCTAACGTAGTTCTTGGTGAGAAGAAACTATCTTATGAAGAACATGGTAATCTTCTTAACTTATACAAACACGACTTTCAAAAGTTTATTGACTACAACATCAAAGATGTTCAACTTGTTGATCGATTAGAAGAGAAGATGGGTTTGATTACTCTTGCTATGACTATGGCTTATCGAGGTCGTGTTAACTATAGTGAGACTTTTGGTACCACATCTATCTGGGATTCAATCATATACAATATTCTAAACAAACAGCAGATAGCTGTTCCTCCTAAGAAAGCTCAAGTCAAGACTCCATATCCTGGTGCATATGTAAAAGATCCTCAAACAGGTATGCATGAGTGGGTATGTTCTTTTGACTTGAACTCTCTTTATCCTAATATTATTGTACAGTACAATATGTCACCTGAGACATTAATTGAAGGTAAAGTACCTAACGTAGATGTAGATAGAATACTTGCTAACACTGCTAATAAGAATGATTTAGATAGTACAATGGCTGCATCTGGTATTAGATTCCGTAGAGATGGACAAGGAATCATACCAAAAGTAATTAAACAATATTATGATGAACGTAGAGTTGTTAAGAAACGTATGCTTGAGGCTACTCAAGAATATCAGAAGACTCCAACCAAAAGATTAGAGAATGAGATAGTTACACTTGAGAACAATCAGATGGCTATTAAGATTCTTATGAATAGTTTATATGGTGCTCTAGGTAATAATTATTTTAGATACTTTGATCATAGAGTTGCAGAAGCTATAACTACGTCAGGACAACTGTCTATTCGTTGGGCAGAAAGATCAATTAATGATGCTATGAATGCAATGTTGGATACTCTTGGAGAAGATTATGTCATAGCTATTGACACAGATTCACTATATGTTAATATGAAAGGTATTGTTGATAAGTTCCAACCTAAGAATCCTGTTAAGTTTCTTGATAGAATCTGTTCTGAACATATGGAACCTATTCTTACAAAAGCATATGCTGGTCTTGCTAAGAGAGTTAATGCATATGAGAATCGTATGGAGATGGCTCGTGAAGTGATTGCTGATAAGGCTGTGTGGATTGCTAAGAAGAGATACTTTATGAATGTACACAATAACGAAGGTGTACAGTATGCTGAACCTAAACTCAAAGTGATGGGTGTAGAAGCTGTTAAGTCATCTACTCCTCAAGTGTGTAGAGATAGATTCAAAGAGATATTCAAAGTTATATTGTTAGATGGTGAAAAGGCTACTCAATCATTCTTAAAAGAATTTAAACGAGAATTCAAAGGACTTCCACCAGAAGATGTTTCTTTTCCTCGAGGTGTTTCTGATATAGACAAATGGGATGATAGGAAGACAATCTATAAGAAAGCATGTCCTATTCATGTTAGAGGAGCATTGTTATTCAATCATTATGTTAAGAATAAAGGGTTAGATAAATCATACGAAACTATTAAGAATGGTGAGAAGATCAAGTTTGTTTATCTAAAGACTCCTAATCCTATCAAAGAAAATATTATATCATACTCACTTAATCTTCCTAAAGAGCTTGACTTACACAGGTTTATAGACTATAATAAGATGTATGAAAAGTCTTTTGTCGAACCTGTTCGTAGTATCCTTGACGCTATTGGATGGGATGACGAACCTAAAGCTAGCTTGGAGGAGTTCTTTGGTTAATGTATTCGCTAACTGTATTTAAGAATCAATATGATAATAAAACTCATAGAAAGTTAGACTTTGAATCTTGGGATCAATTCTCTAAGTTCCTATATAAATTATCAGACAGACCTTTAGGAGGTAAAAAAGATGCCGAGCTTATTTCTCCCGCTGTATATGAAATTGGGACTACACGATCCAATAAAACTGTCACTGCTTGGGAATCTTGGTGTGCTATTGATGTTGATGATATTGAAGTTGAAGGTGATTTAGAAAAATATGTTCGTGATAAGTTTAACCATTGGAATTTTATTTGTTATAGTACTGCAAGCAGTACGAATGTGGCTCCTAAGTTCAGATTGGTATTCCCGCTTACTTGCCGAGTTGAAGCAGCTAGAATCAAACACTTCTGGTTCGCTCTCAACACGGAAATGGAAGCAATTGGAGATAAACAAACTAAAGACTTATCTCGCATGTATTTCATTCCTGCATCTTATTCTAATGCTTTTAATTTCATATTCTCTAATAATGATGGGGCAGATATTGACCCCGATCACTTAATGAGCAAACATGCTTATAATGAGAAGATAAATAGTATTAACTTCTTAGATCGATTACCTCCTGCTTGGCGTGAACAAGTGATTGAGCATAGGAAGGGTAAGCTAAGTAATACGTCTTATACATGGACAGGATATAGTGATTGTCCATTCTGGCCTAAAAAACTTGCTGCTGAATATGTTACCATATCTGGAGAAGGATGGTACAGAAAAATGTATGCCATAATGATTGGTGTAGCAGGCAATGCTGTTAAAAGAGGTTATCCTATAACAGCTAAGCAAGTAGTAGAGTTGTGTAGACAATTTGATTTAGCTACAGGAAATTGGTATGAGAATAGACCTATGGAGGTAGAGGCAAACAATGCTTTAGAATATGTTTATTCTAATACCGTTATAGGAGAGAAATAATGTGGTTTATAGTAGTAGCTTTTTTATCATTTAATGCAGATGGATCTCAAAATTTATTTGTGTTTACTGATCCTACCTTTGAAAATTTTGAACAATGTCAAGAGGAAGTTCTTAATCCAATAGAGCAACCTAAGTACATACAACGACTGTTATTTGAGTATAATGGTAGTCTACCAGGTATGATTGACAGAGTAAGTTGTGTTCCTCGAAAAGCATATAATGAATTATTAAAAATGAAAAATCCAGGAGGGGTAGATACTTGAGAATAATTGCTGGACCTTGTGTTCACGAATCTTTAGAGCTATCAACTGATATATTTAAAGAGTGTGAAGCTATTTGTAGCAAGTATGAAATAGATTATTATTTCAAAGCAAGTTTTGATAAAGCTAACAGAACTAACAACGATAGTTCAAGAGGCCCTCGAGGCTATGACGGAACTATGCATGATTTCCTTTATATGAAATCTGACTATGATATAAAAATAGTTACTGATATACATGAATCACATCAAGCTAATACAGTCGGCGCAATTGTTGATGTTATACAGATTCCAGCACTTTTAAGCAGACAAACAGATCTTATTCAAGCTGCAGCTGGTACAGGTAAAATAATAAATGTAAAAAAAGGTCAATGGATGGCTCCATGGGACATACAAGGAATACTAAGTAAATGTGACAATGCTAAAGAGGTGTGGATAACAGAAAGGGGGACTAGTTTTGGATATAATAATCTTGTGGTTGACTTCACTGGTGTTGATTATCTTCTCAATAACTTACTTCATAACTTTGTCTTCGATTGCACCCACAGTGTACAAAAACCCGGAGGATTGGGTACTGTTAGTGATGGCGACCATGATAGTATTTTTGGTTTGGCTCGTGCAGCTAGTGCTATGGGTTGTAGCTCTTTCTTTGTAGAAGTACATCCAGAACCAGAAAAGAGTCCAAGTGACTCAACATGTATGTTAAGATTAGATGAGTTTGATGAATTAATAGAACAAATTATGGAGTGTCATTATGATCGCGGGAAAAGTTTGGGGAACAACTGAACTTATTGAAGCTAATGCAGCTTTAGAATTTCACAGAATAGAAATGAAAGAAGGAGGTGTATGTTCAAAACATCTCCATAGATATAAATGGAATGGTTTCTTTGTTGAAAAAGGAATTATGAAAGTAAGTGTGTGGCAAAGAGATTATGATTTAGTTGATGAAACTATATTAAAACCTGGTGACTATACAAAAGTTAAACCAGGTTTGTATCATCATTTCGAATGTTTAAGAAATGGTATAGCGTTTGAATTATATTGGTCTGAATTTAATCATAACGATATAGAACGTGAATCAGTAGGTTATATAGGAAGGGTACCACCAGCATGAAATGGGCAATAGTATTATATGCAGTAATAGTACATGCATCAGGAACTCCAGATGATGAACATTTAGTAATCTCTTGGAATCTACCGTTTGACACTCATAATCAATGTGTAGGATTTTACAATCAAAATCACGAACAACTAAAAGGTGGTGTTGTGTTACACGGTAAAAGAGCATATGATGATGATATGGGAATAAAAGAAATGGGTTGTGTTAAAGCAATGATTGATCTTACCACATGGAAACCAGGTGATCCTCCTGGTGAATTAGAAGATAAAATAATTTTATATCAAAGAGGAGTTGATCTTTGAAAGTAGGTATTACTTTTAGTACCTTTGATCTATTGCACGCAGGTCATGTTCAAATGTTGCGAGAAGCTAAATCTGTTTGTGATTATCTAATAGTAGGTTTGCAAGTAGATCCAAGTGTAGACAGAGAAGAAAAAAATCCTCCTGTTCAGACATTAGTTGAAAGATATGCACAACTTAAAGCTGTTAGTTATGTAGATGAAATTATCCCATATCAATTAGAAGAAGAAGTAATAGATATCTTACAAATGTATGATATAGATGTAAGAATACTTGGAGAAGAATACCGCAAAAAGAATTTTACAGGAAAAGACGTTTGTCAAAAACGTGACATTGAGTTACACTTTAATAAAAGAGATCATAGATTTTCAACATCTGACTTGAGAAAGAGAGTTATTGATGCGCCTAGAAACGGAAGTTAAATTAGATTTTAAAGACGTATTAATCCGACCTAAGAGAAGTACACTTGGTAGTAGAAAAGATGTACAACTTGAACGACAATTTACTTATAAAAATTATCAATACAGAGGTCATCCTAAATTTGAACTAGATCCTCACTATAAAGGTATTCCTATTATGGCAAGTAATATGGATGGTGTTGGTACTATGGAGATGGCAGATGTTTTAGCTGGACTAGGAATGTTTACATGTCTAGTTAAAAACTATAATGTAAATGATTTAGTATGTTACTTTGACCATGAAGGAACTGAGGAAGTGCCTGTTGGTTTAAGAGCAGATAATGTTGCTATGAGTATTGGAATCTTAGAAAGAGATGAACAAAGATTTAGGACTGTATATGAACAAACAGGAGCTTTATTAAAGTATGTTTGTATTGATGTTGCTAATGGTTATAGTGAAAGATTTGTTGACTTTGTAAAGAAATTCAGGGATTATTACCCTGAGATAGTTATTATAGCTGGTAATGTAGTTACTGGTGAAATGACTGAAGAGTTGATTTTAGGAGGAGCAGATATTGTTAAAGTGGGTATTGGTCCTGGGAGTGTGTGCACTACTAGGATTCAAACGGGTGTTGGTTATCCTCAGCTTAGTGCTATTATTGAGTGTGCTGATGCCGCACACGGTCTTGGAGGCCACATCATTGCTGACGGAGGGTGTACATCACCTGGTGACGTGGCTAAGGCCTTTGCTGGAGGTGCCGACTTTGTCATGCTTGGAGGTATGCTTGCAGGACATGACGAAGGTGGTGGAGAAGTTATAGATAATCAAATCAAGTTTTATGGTATGAGCAGTAAAGCTGCTAATGAAAAACACTTTGGTGGTTTAAAAGATTATAGAGCATCAGAAGGAAGAGAAGTTTCTGTTACATATAAAGGAAAAGTACAAGATACTATACAAGAAATATTAGGTGGTGTTAGATCAGCTTGTACTTATGCAGGAGCTCAAAAATTAAAGCAACTTAATAAATGTACAACTTTTATTAGATGTACAGACACACATAATAGGGTATATGAATGAAGTTATTTGTATTAGTATTTTCTCTTTGGGGAAACACAGGAACAGATTGGGTTTATATAGGAAATCAATATGTTCTTAATCAACCTATGCCATTAGAACAATGTGAGAAAATGGCAGATCTAGATAATTGGTCTTGGCATGAAGATAATAAATTTTATACAATCCAACTAGATTGTAAAGAGGTATAGATGAGAGTATTAATTGTAGGACATGGTTTTGTAGGTACAGCTGTAGAATATGGTTTTATTAATAATGATATTGATATAATAGATCCCAAATGGGAATGGGGTAGATATGTACAATGGGATCAGATTAATCCTAGTCATTATAATATTGTGTTTATATGTGTCCCAACTCCAATGAGTCCAGATGGATCATGTGATGCGTCTATCTTAGATAAAGTTATGAAGAAGTTTGCATATACTAAAAATGATGCTCAAACAGCTCAATGTATAGTAATTAAATCAACAGTAACTCCTAAGGTAATACAAAAGTATAATGATTGGCCAGGTGTAATTTATAATCCAGAATTCTTAACTGAGAAGTCTGCTAATGAACAATTTGTTGATCCACCATTTCATATATTTGGTGGAAGAGAGCAAGATTGTAAACGATTACAATATTACTATGAAACATATAGTTTATGTAATCCTTGTCCTGTCCATATAATGTCATTAGAAGAAGCAAGTTTTACTAAGTATGCTATAAATAGTTTTTTAGCAACTAAGGTAACATTTTTCAATCAATTGTATGAAGCTGTAGAATTACAAGGATGCAATTTTCATAAAATTATTAAAGCAGTTGGAAGTGATAAACGTATAGGTCATTCACACACTAAAGTACCTGGCTTTGATAATAAGAAGGGATACGGAGGAGCGTGTTTTCCAAAAGACACGTCTGCAATAACAAAAGAATTTAATTTGTTGACTTTGATCGACGAATGTGTTAAAATTAACAATGAGTATCGAAAACAATATTCTTTAGATGAAAGGGAAGTAGAACAGCATGTCAATTATGGACAAACTGAAGAAGAACAGCAAGATCCAATTCACTGAGGTCTTATCTGATTCTGAATTTTTTAATGAGAAAGAAGTAACTCCAACTAATGTACCTATGGTGAATGTTGCGTTATCTGGAAATATAGATGGAGGACTATCATCAGGTCTTACTGTGTTAGCTGGTCCATCTAAACACTTCAAAACATCTTTTGCATTAATGATGGCAGCCTCATATCTTAAAGCTCATCCAGATGCTGTGATGTTATTTTATGATAGTGAATTTGGTTCACCTCAATCATATTTTCAAAACTTTGATGTTGATATTAATAGAGTTCTTCATACTCCTATTACTAATGTAGAAGAACTAAAGTTTGATATGGTAGGTCAATTAGAGCAACTTGACAGAAATGATAAAGTTATTATTGTAATTGATAGTATTGGTAACCTAGCTTCTAAAAAGGAATTAGAAGATGCTATCAATGAAAAAGCTGTTGCTGATATGTCAAGAGCAAAAGCACTAAAAGGATTGTTCAGAATGATCACTCCTTATCTTACTATGAAGAATGTTCCTATTATAGCTGTTAACCATACATATAAAGAAATAGGATTATTTCCTAAAGACATTGTTGGTGGGGGAACAGGTATATATTATAGTGCAGATAATATTTGGATTATTGGACGTCAACAGGATAAAAAGGGAACTGATATCCAAGGATATCATTTTGTAATTAATGTGGAGAAGTCTAGGTTTGTTAAAGAAAAATCTAAAATACCTATTACAGTTTCTTGGGAAGGTGGCGTGCAGCATTATAGTGGTCTCCTTGATTGTGCCCTGGCTGGTGGTTACGTTATTAAACCTTCCAATGGATGGTACAGCTACAAAGATTCAGAATCTAAAGTCAGGTATGATCAAACGCTTACGGAAGACTTTTGGAAACCTATCTTTGAGAAAACAGACTTCAAAGAGTTTGTAAAGAAACAATATAGTATAGGTCATAAACAACTTGTACCTATGGAAGAAATAGTAGATGATTAATATAGATAAATTGTCAGAAGGAGTAGATTATGAACTTATTCCTTCAACAGAATCACCAAATGAACAAGCATGGTGGATAAGATTCTTGAGTGGACCTTTTGTTGAATCTGTTGTACAATTTGGTAATGTGAGAGTTAATGGAAAACAAGAACAAATACATTTTAACTTTTCTATTATTGAATCTCCAATAGACAATTTAAACTCAGATGATCCTGACCTACAAAATTGGTGTGGATCTGTACTGCATGATGTACTTGATAAGCATATTGCAAACAATGCTGTCGAGATGAAGGAAGTAAGTGAATAATTATAATATTGAACAAACCATTATTCGTAATGTAATTTGTAACGAAGGTTACATGCGTAAAGTATTGCCATTCTTAAAAGTGGAATACTTTCAAGGCGTGTATAAATCTTTGTTCAAAGAATTAGGAATTTATGTAACCAAGTATAATAAAATTCCTACTAAAGAATCATTTAAGATTGAAATTGATCAGTCTGATAAATTCAATGAGGCTGACTATTCTCAAGCAATGGAAATATTACCTCCATTGTTTGATAAAGAAGCCATTGATGAGAAATGGTTATTAGATACTACTGAGAAGTGGTGTCAAGATAGAGCTGTATATAATGCTGTGATGGAATCTATAACTATTATAGATGGAAAACATCAAAAGCATACAAAGAATGTTATACCTGAAATATTATCCAAAGCATTAGCTGTATCATTTGATACTAATGTTGGTCACGATTATATTGAAGATGCTGATGAACGATATGAGTTCTATCATAAACAAGAGGAGAGAATTGAATTTGATCTGGATTACTTTAATAAGATCACAAAGGGGGGAGTACCTAACAAAACACTCAACATTGCATTGGCGGGAACTGGTGTGGGTAAATCTCTTTTTATGTGTCATGTTGCTGCTAATGCATTAACACAAGGACGTAATGTTTTATACATTACACTTGAAATGGCAGAAGAAAGAATAGCTGAACGTATTGATGCAAACTTGTTAAACGTCCCTATAGACCAGCTTGAAAGCCTTTCTAAACCGCTTCTAACGGGCAAAGTGCAGGACATAGCTACTAAGACTAATGGTAAACTTATTATAAAAGAATATCCAACTGCACAAGCTAATACATCACATTTTAGAGCATTACTCAATGAATTAAAGTTAAAAAGAAGTTTTGTACCTGAAATAATATTTGTAGACTATCTAAATATATGTGCATCTGCACGTATGAAAGCTATGGGAGGATCAATCAATTCATACACTTACATTAAAGCAATTGCTGAAGAGTTACGTGGTCTTGCGGTCGAGTTCGACGTACCGATCTTCTCTGCAACGCAGACGAATCGTTCGGGTTTTACTAGCACGGATCCTGGGCTTGAAGATACGTCCGAGTCTTTTGGATTACCCGCTACAGCAGATCTAATGTTTGCTCTTATCTCTTCTGAAGAACTAGAAGCAGATAATCAGATAATGGTAAAACAATTAAAGAATAGATACAACGATCCTAATAAGTTTAAGAGGTTTGTTGTAGGAGTAGATAAAACAAAGATGAGACTATTTGATGTAGATAATGCACAGAAAGATTTAGTTGATGATAGTCCTGTCTTTGATAAGACAAAAACTAATGAAAGATTTAATGATTTTAAAATGGAGTAAATATGGATGTTAGGATCATCTCATATAGCAAACCTGCAACGTATGAGGACAACACAGGAAGTGTTGGAAGCGAGATCTCAGACCTTATCGCGTATTGCGCCCGTGTCTCGAATCCATCCAACCAAGCCAACAAAGAGACAAATGGACGCTTACTTAAATACCTCAGTAAACATAAACACTGGTCGCCGTTCGAAATGGCAAGCGTCTGCCTCGAAGTCACAACAACGAGAGATATTGCGAGACAAATATTACGACATAGATCATTCTCTTTCCAAGAATTCTCACAACGCTACGCTGATGTGGATACTATCGGTGGGGATTCTTTTGTTACTAGGGTTGCTCGTTTACAAGATGTAAACAACAGACAAAATTCTATTGAAACAGAAAATGTTGAGTTACATCATCAATGGATAGAAGCTCAAGAAGCTGTCATACAAACGGCAAAGAATGCCTATGAATGGGCTATAAATAATGGTATAGCGAAAGAACAGGCTAGAGCAGTGCTCCCGGAAGGTTGCACTGTTTCTCGTCTCTACATTAATGGTACAATTCGTTCATGGATTCATTATGTAGAACTAAGAGCAGCAAATGGAACTCAACGAGAGCATATGGATATTGCTGTAAAGGTAGCAGAAGTAATTAGCAAAATATTTCCGGATATTAAAGATTACTGTTGACTTTGATTTGTAATTGGTGTATAACATACTAATAACAAAATGAGGATACAGGCATGAAAAAATTTATAGCAGGCATAGTTATTCAAACTATGCTGTTCACATCAGTTGTATATGCAGCTGATTGGCAAATTAGATCAGAGTTAAGAAAAGAAGATGTTAAATGTTTAGCATTAAATATTTATTTTGAGACTCGAGCTGTTTCACTAGCAGATGCTATGGCAGTTAGTGATGTTGTATTAAATAGAGTTAATAGTAGACATTTTCCTAACTCTGCATGTGATGTAATTAAACAAGCTAAATTAGATATCAATGGTAATCCTAGACGTCACAAATGTCAATTCAGTTGGTATTGTGATGGAAAGTCTGATATACCAAGAAATCAAGAAGCATGGGATAGGTCTCAAAAATTTGCAAGTGACATGTATAATTTTGGAGCCTATATAGGTATTACAGAAGGTGCAACTCATTATCACGCCACTTATGTGAAACCTAGTTGGGCACCTGGTTTTGATAGAATTACTAGAATAGGTTCACATTACTTTTACAGAATGAAATGAAAAAATACTTTGGTAGAGTTTGTATAGCATTCAGTATATTAGTGAATGCTTTACTAGGTGGAAAAAATAATCAGACGTTTAGTGCAGGACAATACAATCGTCGGAAACATGGATTATGGAACATAGTATTTTTAATTGATTTTTTATTTTTTAAACGTGGACATTGTCACGATAGTTGGGTAAAATGGGAAATTATAAATGCATCTATCAATCACTATATTGAATTAGGTCAAATGGTTGATAGATCAAAAGAGCAAAAGCAAAGAGATTTTATGAGTCAGATAAGGGAGAAGGGTCTTTGATATATCAATCTACAAAAACATATGGTCACAATATTGGACTGAGTGCTTGTTTTAGACAACCTAATGCACACAGTCATTGTAAATTTCTACATGGGTATGCATTACAATTTAAGTTTACTTTTGGTTGTAGTCAATTAGATGAACGCAATTGGGTTGTAGACTTTGGAGGTCTTAAACCATTAAAAGCATGGTTAGAAGATAAGTTTGATCACAAAGTAGTGTTGGACGTAGAAGATCCTATGATGCAACACTTTGATAACTTAGCTGCTGCAGGATTATGTGAGATAAGTGTATTCAATGGAGTAGGTGTAGAAAAGTTCGCTGAGCATGCATATTGGTTTGCTCAATCATTAATTGAAAAAGATACGGAAGGAAGGTGTTGGGTTGAATCAGTTGAATGTGCAGAGCATGGAGCCAATAGTGCAATCTATAGCAGAAAGTAAACCAGCTAAACAGTACACATATTCAGAAGTATTTAATTCTATTCAAGGAGAAGGATACTACACGGGTACTTGGACATTGTGGATTAGATTCTTTTTATGTAATTTACAATGTGATGGTTTTGGTCAATTAGAACCTACTAAACCAGATACCTGGGAACTTCCTTATAAAGATTTTGATCCTCAGTCTGTTAACAGGGTAGAGGATCTTCCTGTATGGGAAAAAGGGTGTGATAGTTCTTACACATGGTCTAAGAAGTTTAGACATCTTATGGGTAAAGCTACTGCGTCTGAGATATTAGAAAAGATTAGAGCTACAGCTATTACAGATGAAAACCCTAATGGTAGTTTTATGCATCCTATATCTCAACAAAGAGCTCATCTTTGTATAACAGGTGGCGAGCCTTTGATGAGACATGCTCAGTTAGCTGCATTAGATATGAATGATGCTTGGCGTTGGAATCCTGAGTCAAGACCTAAGTGTGTGACGTGGGAAACTAATGGTACACAAGAATTAACAGATGATTTTAGAAACTCATTAATGAACAGAGGTGTGTGGAATGTTCCTACATTCTTTTCTGTATCACCTAAGTTATGGTCTGTGGCAGGGGAGAAAAGAGAAAAGGCTATTAAACCTGAAGTAGTAAAAGACTATTGGAGTCTTAGTAGACATATTAATAATGAACTACAGACTAAAGGACCATCTGGTCAATTGAAGTTTGTGATGGGTCCTAGAAAAGAACAGTGGGAAGAGATGGAAGAAGTTCTTGCTATGTTTAGAGAGAAAGGTGTAAATTGGCCTGTGTATATAATGCCTGTAGGAGCTACCGTAGAAGAACAAGAAACGTCT